CCACCTGCTACATTTAGTGTTACATCTCCTGTCGTGCCACCACCTGTTAGACCATCTCCTGCTGTTACTGCTGTAATATCTCCACCACCTGAACCGCCTGATGATGAAATGGTTACTGTACCCGCTGCTTCAGTTATACTTACGTTGCTTCCTGCTGCAAAAGTTAGTGTTTCAGAAGTATCAAGTGTATTACCGCCTGCTACAACAGGTCTACGTGTTACTTTAGCTGTGTTAGCTGTTACATCAGTATTTGCAGATACTCTAGCATCAGTATAATATAAGTTTGTACCCTCACTTAAATCACTTGTACTCTTATTTGATAGGTCTAAATTTGCGCCTGTCTGTAAGTTAACCCTAGCGTCTGCTCTTGCATCTGTGTAATACAAGTTTGTAGTGCCTTCTGAAATATCGTCAGTATCTAATGTTACAACGCCTGTTGCTCCATTAACACTATCAACAGCTCCTGAGCCTGACCCTGCCCCTATATTTGAAAGTATGGTAGTTTTATCACTAGCGGAAATACTTGTAGCTGCAACTAGACCTGCGGTTACATTTGCAGCGTCTGTTACGTCTGCGCTTTCTTCGATTCCTGCAAGTTTTGTAGAGTCAGAAGATGGGTATGAATTTTTAGCAGTATTAGCTGCTACACTTGTATTCGCAGATACCCTAGCTTCTGTATAGTAAAGATTACTAGAACCCTCTGTTAATCCATCTGTGTTTGTTGGGTTTACTTCTGCTCCTTCTGCTATGCCATCAAGTTTATCGTGATGTGCAGTAGACATAACACCTGCTGCTGTACCACTTGCTTCGCTTATAGTAGCATCTGTACCTCCTGAATTTGTTACTGTAACAGAAGTTGTAGTTGTAGATGTACCTAAATCAACACTTCCGCCACCGCCTCCTGATGAAGCGATAGTAACAGTACCATCAGCTTCTGTGATTGTAACATTACTACCTGCTGTGAGCGTAAGACTTTCTGATGTTTCTAAAGTATTGCCACCTGCTGTAATTGGTCTGCGAGTTACTTTGGCATTATTAGCAACTATATCATCAGCCTGTGTAGTGGTTATACCTGTCTTTGCTGTGTTGGCAGCTACTGCACTATTTGCGCTTACTCTAGCATCTGTATAGTAAAGATTAGTACTACCTTCAGATAAGTCATCTGTGTTACTGCTATCTTCATCTAATAATTTGTGCCAAGAACCACTATGTGCAAAGTATGCTTTACCTGTTGCGTGAACGTGTGCGAACATACCATGATATGTAGACGCACTCGGTAAATCTCCTTCTGTGCTAAATACATTAGCAAAGTAAATCTTTCCTGTGGTAGTTATATCGTAGCTACTCATATCTAAATTACCACCTGTAACTGCGTTTACTGCTCTTACAGTTGTAAAGTATTGATTAGTACTACCTTCTCCAATATCATCTGTGTCAAGAACAACTGCGCCTGTTTGTGTGTTTACAGAAGACACACCACCACTAGGCAAATTAGTAAGACCTGAACCATCACCTGTAAAAGATGTAGCTGATACATTACCTGCGTTATCTAAATAAACGCCAGATCCATTACCATTGCCATCAGTAAGTTCTTTAGCACTCCCATTGAGTTCAGCACTGTCGCTTGTCTTTATTATACCTTTGTAGGTATCTTTTATTTTATTGCCTGTTAAACTTGCCATAATTATTTATTTCTGTATTTATCATAACATATTGCTAACGCCTTTTGTTTTCCGTATTCTCCGCTAATTTGAATAACACATCTTTGGATGAACTCCCTTTGCTTTTCTCCTGATTTTGGATTTGGTATTGGCATCTACTTAAAAACTGTTTTAACTTATTTATGTTTTGTTCTTTTGGTTTATATCTCATAATACCCATCCATTGAAGTTATCAGACTTGTCAGGATACATTCCATCTTGGCTAGAGTCATTATATTCAGGATAGCTACTGCTATTATCGATTATATAATCTAAAAATCTTCTAGTATAGAATTGAGCTTTACTCTTTGAGTTCTCAACTAGATAATGTATTTCTTCCATCGAAGGAGTCTCTGAGGACTCACTTCGATGTTTATAAACACCTCCGTTACTTACTTGGTAAGACGCAAACATATAATAGTCTGACTGAGCAAACCATATAAGCATCGGTGTTATATAGTCGTTCAGGAGTGTTTTGTAGGCTGCATTCGCAGCATCGTCTATAGTGCCACCAGTAATCAAAGTAGATATCTTATCATACAGACTTGTGCCTAAATAATTCTGAATGTGAATATCCTGGCTTACCTCGATGAACTGAATAAACTTATCAGCATCTACAGACCCTCCCACAAGGGATTTTCTCCTTAGGTCGTTAGTCGTTATGAACAGTGCTTTCGCCATCTTCTTTCTTTTTAAATAGTGACTTTACTCGATCCATTGCAGACAGTTTTTCTCCCGTCTCCTCTTCACGTTTAATCTTAGTTTCAATATTGTCTAACTGAGTGAACTCAATAGGCTGTAGAGTAACAAAGTATAGGTTTAAGTCAATTTGGTTAAACTCCAACATAGTCTTCAAACACTCTATAATCTTTTCTTGGAATGGGCGTATAACAATGTTATCCATAAGGACAGAAGCTGTTCTAAGCTCCTCCGCATTGTTACCAAACCCTGTGTTGTCCTTTATCCCAAGAAGTATCGGAGAAACAACTCTGTGACCGAGCATAATTTTCTCACGAGCCTCATCAGCAAGGAACTGATACTGTGCGTGTGCATCTGGGAGGTGTATAGGCTCTATGTCAGCTTGACGGTCTGGGTCTTCATTGAACGCTAAAATGAACTTACCTGAGTTGGATGTCCCTCCGAATTTATCTTGGATTTTGCTTTCAATTAGTTGTTGAGCCTCCTCATCAGGAACTCCATTGTTGAAGTTGATTAAGAGTGATGGCTGTAGGCCATTAAGAATATTGTTTATGTGGTAGTTAGACACCTCTTCTTCTAGTGAGCAGTATTGTAAACATCCGTGATAGTCTACAGGAGCATAGTAATAAAACCCTGGTCTATACGGTTTAATGATATAAAGCTCTCTAAGCTCATTACCTTTTCCATTGCCAAACGTAGGGATTCTCTTTGGGTTGTCGGATGGCTTATATTCACTCCACTTAGGGTGGTAGTAATATGCCTTTATCTTTCCTTCGTCTGCTTTTTCTGCTCTTAGCGTTTCCATAGGGAAATGCGTAAGAGAAGTAATTCTAGTCTTACTCTTATTGTAAACAACCTGAACAGCACCTTGGCCAAGTAATTTATAATCATTTACTATCTTTTTTACCTCTTCATCTTTCAGTATCATTTTGAAACGAGCAAACATCTCAGGTTTTTCTTCACTGTCTGTTGCACTCAGTCCCCTTCCGTAAATCATATCTACAATACCATTGATACAGCAAGAGTTTGTTGGGCTACTCAGGTAATTATCAATCAAGTCCCCAAAGTAATTATTATCTTGTCCGTAGGTAACCCAATCATTTCTGTAGTCCTCCTTAATTTCAGGAATAGTATATCCCTGTAGGTTTACTACTCTAATTGTTCCTGTCGGTTTATTCTTTCTAGGCATATTATATTGTTATATATTTTTCTCCAGTAGGAGCAGCACTATGCTCTGTATATTTACCTGTGTTTAGTGTATGTTTTTGTGTTCTGTCGGTCTGTGCCGTAACATAAACTTTATCCCTAAACAACAGTGTAGAGCCTTGTTTAAGCTCCATAAAATAAATACTACCTTCAGAAAGTATTGAAAAAGTGCAAGGGATGCTTATGTAGTTACCGTCAATGGTTGAGGTAAGACTCGTTAATGTTTCCGTTTCACCAGTTCCGTCCCTTGTTATAACTAAACTAAGATCACTAGCCTCGACATAAGTTCTTGGTATAATCTTAATTATTTGCTCGTCAGTAGATGGAAGTAATACTTTCATATATATATAACTTAAAGGAGCGTTATTTGTTTACAAAAAAGCCCCACCGTAAAGGTGAGGCCTATTGCGTTTAAGAACCTACTATGTTTAAGAGTTAGTTCCTACTACTATAGTCGCATTTGTTGCAGTTCCAGCATATGGGTCACCAGCAGTTGGTGAAGCCAAGAAATTAGCAGGAGCAGTTTCCTGTGCGGTAAAAGTAAGTGTGTATCCACTAAGGTCTCCCATAGCAGCACCAGTTACGATTGTACCGCCAGATACGTCAGCACCGTGTTCTAAACCTACCATCATTACATTACCGTTGTAATCTTCAACAGCAATATGAGGACGACCAGCAGCTAAAATTTTAATTTCTTTGTGGTCTTCTTTGCTTAATTTGTGTAGGGTTAGGTTAAGTGTTTGCTCATAAAAAGAAGTTCCATTCTCACGAGAAGCATTGATGCTTTGCTCAAGAGAAGAGTTTCCTTTTACGTCATATTTATAGGCATCAAAAGTCCCTGAAAGAGTAGCGATTTCGTAATCTCCATTAGGAGCATCTGTATAAGATACAGTTCCGAGATCACCAAAATCAGTAAAATAAACAGCTTTTATACCGCCTACTACGTCTTTACAAGGTTCTTTTCTACCTCTAGTTAAATCACAAGCCATAATTATTTAAGTATTAAAAAAGGGCAGGTAGGCTCTAAGGCTTACCTACCCTTTTACATTAATGTTTCAGTTTATTAAGAATAAAGAACGATATCAGAACCGATTCCGAACTGTACACCT